ATTAAAAAGGATGATTATCTTGCCCATATGACAAAGATTTTGCATCAGTATGATCTGAATGGTTGCGATCCAGCCAAGATTAAAGACAACCATGTAAAACTTATGAATCTTTATACGCAGATTCAAACTGTGTATGGATCATACGATGAATTTGAAGTCTCGGTAGATGTGTCGAAATATACCAGCAAGATTGGAAAAATGTCAGACCTGAGAAAAAATCTTCAAGCAGAGGTTGACAAATCACCGATGTTCAAGTATATTGTTAGTGCGGTCGATGAAGAAGGCATACGAGATATCGCCAGCAAGCCGTATGTAGCAGGCCATTACTATGGATACAAGAGTGACTGGTATGCTGCAAATGATCGTGAAGGTTTGGGTAAGGATTTAGGTAAATTGGTTTAAGGTTTTTAATCACAGGAGTTTTAATAATGAGCGTTCCTTTTATGTGGGTTGATGGTAATCTGACGGTGATCTTGGCTAACAAGGCTCACCAAGTTCTTCCAGATCATACAAATTACAAGTTGATTCTGGAGTCTCTACCAACTGCAACAGAAGATGAGTTGCTGGGATTGGTAGACATTGAAAAGGCAGTTGCAAATTATAGCAACGGTCAGGTTGAAGTTAAGAACGGGCGAGTTCTCTTTGAGGGCGAAGAAGTTCATGGAAGTATTAGTAAGCGAATTCTAGAGTTTATGAGCAAGGGTCTGCCTTTTGAGCCTCTCGTAAATTTCTTGAAGAATCTTATGGAGAATCCAAGTATGCAGAGTCAGACTGAACTGTATGATTTCTTGGAGCATGAAAATCTTCCTATCACTGAGGATGGACATTTCCTTGCATACAAAGCAGTCCGTAGCGACTTCAGGGATAAGTGGAAAGGTGAGTTTGACAACAGGGTAGGTCAGGTCTGCACAATGCGTCGAGCAAAGGTGGACGATAATCGCTCGGTGGGATGCTCTCAGGGACTTCATGCTGGTGCATTGAACTATGTGGCATCTTATGGAAGTGTTGAGGCTGGCGATAAGATCGTTATCGTTAAGATCAATCCTCAAGATGTTGTGAGTGTTCCTAGTGACTGTAATTGCGAGAAACTTCGTACTTGCAGATATGAAGTAGTCGGTGAGTATCAGGGCGAATTGCTCAAGCCTCTTTACAAGAGCGAGTTTTCCGAAGATGAATACCACGATGATGAAGATGATAACATCTACGACCAGTATGATGAAGATTACTGGGATCAGTATGATGAAGATGACGAAGAAGAATACGACGATTATTGATTCTGTGATTGGAAGGGTGAGCATTTTGGGCTATGGCGGTTCGATCCCGCCGCATCCTCTTGAGCCGCAAATGATGGTGGCGTTCACTGTCCCGGTTCTTTGGTTGATTTGATAGGAATTTGAATTATGACTACTTTTAGTAATGACCTTGGTTTTAACCCTTTTGACAAGACTAATGATGGGGCTAGTGAAGTAATGGGCGGGAAATTTCTTGACTCATTCGATCAACAGCATATCTTTTGCTACAACGGAAGTCCACGCAAAAAGATTAGCAGTATGAAGCATACGCAAAATATTACAGAGGTTTATGAAGCAAATAAAAACTCTGGTTCTGATGCTTACTTCTATATTAATGGTGGACGTAAGCAGTATGCGATTGATAAAATCGTCGCATGTTTCTGCGACATGGATGCTGGGCGTGATGAAGAAGGTAAGTATTTTAAGCCTAGTATAGTAATGAAGCATAAGGAGCGGTTCCTACAAAAGATCAATGAATTTCCTGTACCTCCTAGTTGGGTTGTAGATACTCGTAACGGTTATCAGTGTTACTGGATTCTTAATCCAAATGATCGTCAAGTTAATAAAACAACATGGAAGGGTGTACAGAAAAAGTTGGCTAATCATTTTGGTGGAGATCCTCTTGCCATTAAGATTAATCAGATTTTTAGAGTACCTTATACTTGGTGGCGTAAAGGTTGGGAGGGTAAGGCTCCTTACTTTACCAGTATCCTCAAGGGTAGCACAGGTAACACTGTGGCATTTAATGATCTCAAAAATATCCTTGAAGGAACATCGGCAAATATTGACTATCGTAAAATCAATAAGAGTAGTAATGCTTGGTTTGATGCTTGGAAGGTAGTGTCCGACGAGGCTGCTGCTAATGGTACTCCGATAGAAAAAATGAGTTATCAAGATCAAAGAAAATGGCATCGTAAAGTTGCTGATATTGTTTTTGAGGCATCTCATAGTCAAGAATTACCAGTGTCTAATGATCATGCAATTACTGATCACGCAAAAGCTGTGCTTAAAACACTAAGTCAGGATAGGGTTGATGAATTAGTAAATAAGTATGGAGACAACAGAACCACTGGCGAACCTCAACCAGTAGCCACTCTCGCTGGTTCTGATATGCCTGTGTACGATCCACAAAAAGTTCTGCCAAGCGTTGATTTAAATGCCGACACTCAGCAGACGTTCCTTTTAAAGAAAACCGTAGAGTTCCTTAATCAAGTCTCTACACCTCTATGGTTCAGCAAGAATCATTTCTTGAGTCGAGCGGCTAGAGAACTGGCCGATGAGATTAGCGATAAGTTCTGTGTGGGTTGATTTTGAAGTGGCTACGGGGTATAATGTAGTAGTCCGTTGTACCTCTTAGCCCTTCATTTCTGGAGAATATAATGCATCAAGACCCTGAGCATGAAGATTATGATGATGATGACTACAATTATTATCCAGAATATAATGACTATGGATTTCCCTCTTATTCCAAAAAGTTTGATATAGATTGGGCAGCGTGGGAAAAGTGGCTGGCTGATACAATAAAAGAAATAGTTAACGAAGAAGATAATGTCTGGCTTTTTGGTAACTACAAAAAACTAAGCAAAAAGAATGATACCAATAACAAAAAACTAAGCGATAAATATTTTATGTATCTTGGAAGCAATACCAAAGATGAATCCATATGGAAATCAAAATATTTTATCAATCAGTCAATAGAACAAGAGTACAAAAATCACATATCACATCACGCAGCATATTTTTTAAAACAACCGTCTTACTACAAAGGAATGTTTGATATTCTGAATTAGAGGAAAATAATGAAAACTGAATGGCTAGAAATATCGGACCAAAATAAATTAATAGAATGGAGTCGTCGTTTTGTATACACTACATTTGGGTGCAATGATGATGAAAAATTTGACATTGAAGAGATTATAAAAGAAATGGATGCTTTGGATGATGAACATATACAAGAAATGGATAGAATCATTCCGTTAGTTGATACAAAAAATATCATGTCCCAATTCTTGAAAAAACGACGTAATAAAACTACGGGTAGAATTGGCTTATTTATTAAAGAAAATGACTACCAGATATTTTTAACAGAATTGAATCATAGGATGGTAAGCAATACTGTTTCGGGATTGGTTGCCAAAGGTTTATTGGAATCTGCGTTTGATAATGATAAGAATGAATTTGTTTTTTGGGTAAAAGGAAATAAAAATGGCGACACTTAGACCAACTACTTTTGATGATATTATTGGGCAATCTGACGTTGTGACAAGACTTAGAATTTTTGCTCACGGAGCAAAGACAGATGACCGTCCTATGCCTCATGTTTTAATTGACGGGCCTCCCGGTCTAGGAAAAACAACAATGTCCTGTGCTATTGCTAGTGAGTTAGAATCAGACTTGGTTGTGGCAAACGCAGCATCTATTCGTAGCGTCAAATCTATGACGAGATATTTGTTGAATATCACACATAAACAAGTGTTGTTTATTGACGAAATACACAGACTGCCAAAAATAGTAGAAGAATTTCTTTATCCCGTTATGGAAGATTTCAAAGCAAATGTGGTTATGGATAAAGAGCCAGAAGAAATTGATATCCCAAGATTTACTTTGGTCGGTGCAACTACTAGTGGTGGAAGTTTAAGCCAGCCTTTCTACGACAGGTTTGCTGTTAAAGAACATCTATCTTTCTATACTCCAGATGAGTTAGCTAAACTAGCAAGGT